AATATAATTGGTGAACAATATACTGAGGAGGAGGTAAGCTTAAGACAGAGAATATACAAACCTAACCCTGTAAGCTATGGGGCAATGGCTTCGGATTTTGTTTATTTATTATCTCATAAAAGTGAAATCCCTGGGAAACAAAAAGTAAATTTATTACCAAAAGAAACATTGTATGGTATTTCTCAACCTTATTTTGTAGATGAAATTTTACCAAACACAGATCCTATGGTAAGAGGTAATGAGTTGATGAAACTTTTGAGTATGATTGTTGATTTTTTAGGGGCTCATGTTCATAATATAAATGAAGCCCCGATTCCAATAGGTGTTGATGGGTCTCAACTTTCTGAAATCAGAAAACTTTTACAAGATGCTGATAATTCAATTTTGAATCAAAATATCAGAATTAATTGATATTTATAAATAAAAGTGAATGTCAATTAACAACTCCTATTTCAGTAGAAATAACACCATAGTATTTCAAGACTATGTGAATACAGGTAGAAATCCTGTTATGCAATTATTTTACGGCGACGGAGGGTTATCTACACCAATCGGTTATTCGAGATTTATATTTGATTTAGATCTTACTCTTCTTAAGGAAAAGTATTTTGAAAAAATCATTTCATTAGATTGTCCAGTTAATGGGATGACTCATAAATTAAAAATGACTAATACCTCGGCATTTGATGAAGCTTTATTAAACACCGAGATGACAGACGGTAGTTTAAGAGCCACCTCGTTTGATCTCGTTTTATTCAGAATTCCTGAAGTCAATTTTGACCCCACAGATCCTCAATATTGGGACGAAGGGATTGGTTATGACTTTAATCAATATGGAGACCCTTTTCCTTACAATAAAGCTTATTCGGATAGACCTTCAAATTGGTACCAAACAACAACAATTAAAAATTGGCAAGTTCCTGGTATTTACAGTAATTTGAATACAGGTCCTGTACCATTTTCGGCATTGACGATAGTTGATATACAACATTTTGAATTTGGTAATGAAAATATAGAATTTGATATGACTAGTGAAATAAATCAAATTCTAACGGGAGCGTTTCCTAATCCTGCTGGTTGGGGTATTGCATATCTTCCACAGTTAGAACTTTTAAGTGGTACTTCAGGGACTTATTCAGTTGGATTTTTTACAAGGCATACACAGACTTTTTATGAACCATACTTACTTACTACTTATGATGATCTAATCGAGGATGATAGAAATAATTTTACTTTGGGGACTTCAAATAAGTTATATCTATACATTTATGAAGACGGTAATTTTCAAAACTTAGATCAAAATCCTTTAGTCTCGATTTCTGACGCTCAAGGTAACCCAATAGCCGGTTTACAAAATTTACCTTCATGTCTGAGAACAAAAGGAGTTTATGAAATTACTTTACCCCCTCTAACTGGTTATAAAACTCCTTGTATGTTTACCGACACATGGTCAAATTTATATCTGAATGGAATCCTTATCCCAAACCAAATTAATGAATTCACTGTATATCCTTTCAAAAAATCGGTACAAATCGGAATTAATACTAATGAACCTTTCCAATACGGATTCTCATATTATGGAATAAAACAAAACGAGTATATACTTAATACAGAAATTAGAAAAGTTGGGGTTATAATTAAACAAGCTTACACCACCAATAAACAACTTCCAAATATAGATGGTCAATATAGGGTTTATGTAAAAGAAGGTACGACTGAAGTGATAGTTCAAGATTGGACAAAACTGAACAGGACTCCGAATGAGTACTATTTTATTTTTGATACAAGAGATAAAATACCAAATGAATATTTTATTGATATGAAGGTTACAACTTCAGGTCAAGTTAATGTTTACAAACAACAAATTAATTTCTTGATTGTAAATGAAAAAGTAGAATAAGAATATATTTATAAAGAAAGAAAATGGCATTAGTAACTTATTTAGTAGCCCCGTGTAGTGGGGGATCGACATCGAATATAGATTTCAGCGGATCTTCGTTACCCGTTGTAGGCGGCAATTATTATCTAAATTCCACAGGTGGAACAATAATAGGTTGTTATGAAATTGTAGATACTGCAGAACCAGGAACTGGATCAGATGCGGTATTAACATTAGGAACAAATTACGGTGACTGTTCTGCATGTTTAGCAGCAAATCCAACTCCAACCCCAACTCCAACCCCAACAAACACACCAACAGTTACTAAAACACCAACTAATACACCTACAAATACACAAACACCTTCTATAACACCTTCCCAAACAGTTACTAAAACACCTACTAATACACCTACAAATACACAAACTCCATCCAACACACCCACTAAAACTCCTACTAATACCCCAACACCAACAGGAACCGCTTCGGTAACACCAACACCATCAGTTACTAAAACTGTTACACCAACAAATACACCAACAAATACTGTAACACCATCAATTACATCAACTAAAACACCAACCCCTACAGTAACACCAACTAATACCTTAACACCAACTACAACACCAACTACAACACCAACTAACACACCAACTGTCACTAAAACCCCGACGAATACCCCAACACCAACAAACACTCCTACCCCTTCATTTACGCCAGGATATGTAGTAACGGCAGGAACTGCTTACGAGGAATGTTTAGTATGTTATAATCTTACCGGTAACACTGTTAGTTCAGTTGCCGTTCCACATCCAGTGTGGTCTAATAATCAAGGTATTGCAGTTGCACAGATGGGAGCAGTTCAACTTGGTGGAATGAATGGGTTAAATAGTTAATTATGAAAAATATCAATAGAATTATTAAAAAAGTTTTACTAGAAACTCACGATGAACAACACTCATCAAGATATATGTTTTTTTCTAATCTACAACAAATGAGAAGACAATGTGACCTTCTTTTAGATTTAGATCATAGTATGATAGAGTCTATTTTGGATAATGGACATGATTGGGCTCAAGATCATATCGCAGAAGCTAAAAACAACATGGATCAAGTGTTTGATTTTTTAATGAACGAGTCAAAAAAAGAGGGTATGGAATTATCCATGAATATTGATGATGAAGATATGGTCATGATGGAAGGAAGAAAAAAAACAGGAACTAAACTTTGTGCGAGAGGAAAAGCGGCGGCAAAGTCTAAGTTTGATGTTTACCCTTCGGCGTATGCTAATGGATACGCAGTTCAAGTTTGTAAAGGAACCAAACCTGGATTGGATGGTAAAAAGAGATGCTCAGGAGCATATTGTTAAATTTTTTCACTTTCTTTTTTTAAATCAATTTATTTATTATATTTGTAGTTAGAAACAACAAACTAACTATGAAGAAATTCTTTAAAAGACTTTACAAACGAATCAAAGTGAGGGCAAGTAAGGTTGGTCGATCCTCATCCCTCAGAACTTATGAAGAAGTTGAGTCACACGAAAAAACCGCATTTAAAATTTGCCTAAAATTAATTTCAGACAAAGATTCTGATTTTATGATTGCCCCAATGTCTCAAAAGAGGTTTATAATCAACGAAAAATTAAATCTTTTTATATTAATAGATTACGGTCGTGTAGAAATTACAAATCACATATTTCATTATGATGTAAAACTCTCAACTCGAGATTATGAAAGAATTACATATTTATATGATACGGAGACTGAAAAACGAAGAACGAATACTGAAATGACTATCAAGTCAAATATCAAAAACACTTTAGAAAAGGTCTACGAAGCAATTAGTAAAGAAACAGAAAAACCATAATAAAAATGAAAAAAATAGTATTATCAATCTTTTTAGGATTAACAGTTGTTAGTTGTAAAACCTCTAAACATGCTAATTGTGATGCATACTCCCAAACTGAAATCAATGACTCAACTGTAGTCCCCACGAATTATGAATACCAAAAAGCTTTAGCTATTTATATTCTTTCTCGTCCTGAGAAAGAACAAAAAGAATGGATATCAGGGACTTTCACTGAAGAAGAAAAAAACGCTCTTTTAGAAAAGTTAGAAAAAAATTAATCAAGTTTTGTGTATGGATCAATTATAGACTCATTTGGTTTGAACAAATTTGCATCCCATTCGGGGTCCATAGATCCATTCACTTTACAATATTGTTTACCCGTAAGCGCTGGAGTTTTATAAGTGATCATTACATATTTTTTATCGGTTATCATTTTTTTCAATGATGGTTCGATAACTTCTTCAAACTGTAAAACTATTTCTTCGTCTTTTGAGTCTTCAGCACCGTAAACCGCATCTCTCGGTAATTCTGCGGGTCTTGACAAATGTATTTGAACCGGTCTTTGAGTTTTATCGTATTGTACGAGACTCCATGGGTACGGCCCTAAATTAGTAGATTCTGAATTTTTTGGGTCCTTAAGATTTAATTTTATACAAGTTAATTCCAAACCACTTGATGAAGTGTTTTTCATCATTTTGTTTGTTTGTTTACTTGTTAATTGTATATTCTCTTTAATAATTTTATTGACCAAATTAAAAATTTCTTTATTCGAATAAAATTGTTCATTTGTTTTTTTTCTTGGTTTGTAACTTGTCATAATTGGTTTTTGTCCTTTACCTGTTTGAGGGTCTTTTTTTTCTGCAGCTCTTTTCTGTGCACATGCCGCACTTTTAGCTGAGTCAGACATTTTACCCGCAACACCCGCAGCTCTACACTTCGGGTATGATCCTTTTGATGTGTCATGTCTTCCACATGGGGGATGTTTTCCATCTACTTTTCTGCAAATGTCAACCCATGGTCCCTTTGGTTGTTTTGATCCTTTAGGTTTCTTTTTTTTTCCGAACCAAACAGCTAAATCTTCATTTATTTCTCCTTTATTACTAATTTCAACCCACTCATTAAATGGTACTTTTTCTGTAAAAGGAGACAACTTTTCTTTTAAATCAGGTCTAAACCCATCGTTCATATATGGATTCAAAGGGTTTCCATCCTCATCAGAATAGGTAGAGTATGGATGATGTTTAATATAGTCTTGCACTTTACTAGCAATTTTTTCTAATTCTTTTATTTGTTTTCTTCTCAGATCAAATTTTTTATCATAACTATCATATTGTACTAAAGGACTTTTATAATCCGATACAGAGTCTGTAAACGGACCCAAGGACGAATTTTCCCATGGTCTAAGTCCTGGTTGTATTGGTAATATGTATGATCCTCTAGAACCTGAGCTCTCTCCAGTTGCTTCTTTAAGAACTTTTTTTATTATATGATCTATGTTTTTCATTTAACTATAAATATAAATATCTTATAATTTAGTTATGGAAGAAAAAAAATACGGAAACTTGTTTGGTAGTATAGATCTTATTAACGAACAACATTTAGAGGCAATACTTGCAACTATGGATGAAAATACCGCGAATTATTACTTGATTGAATCTGTAAAGTCAGCATATAGAAAAGGTGTATATACAATAGGTGAAGTTGAGGTTATTTCTAAATCAATTAGAGTTCTTCTCAGAGAACCTGAATCAAAATAAAAAAGGTCAGATTTCTCTGACCTTTTTTCTTATTAACCTTTAATTGATTATCTCAATTCTCTTAAATCGAATGTTCTAACTCCATCAACCGTGATACGACCATAGAAACGGTTGTTAACCATTTTCTTAGCGTATCTTGTCATAATACCTTTGATAGGTGTAAAGTTGAATGGGTTGTACATTGTAGGTGTCAATTGTAGTGGTACATACGGTGCGTAGATGTAACCTGTGTCTAACAATGATGTTCCTTTGTGACCGATTAACACTTGGTTAGGCGGGAAGTAAGGATCACGGTAAACTTGGTAACGACCTGAAAGTGTACCTACTCTTTCGATACCCATGTTGTATTGATCTTGCTCAGGAGCCGCGTTAGATACATGGAAGTATTCTAAATCGTCAAAGATTGCAGAAACCTCAGATGATACAACGATCCAGTTAGCACCACCACGAAGAGTTGACTTGTGGATTTGTGCGGACAATTGGTTGATTGCTGTGATCAAAGTTTGGTTCCAATCTTTCTGAGTGTAAGAAACTTGGTTGTTGATTCTTCTCCATCCGTTGTAATCCCAACGAAGGTTCCAAGCTGCACCTTTTCTCAAGTCACGAAGGATTTCACGGTCGATCTCAGCTGCTACTTGTTCTGACAACAATGCTGTCAATTCAGCTTCAGCATCGATGTTGTGGAATGCTGCCACATCTTGAGCTAATTCAGGAGACCATTGTGCTCTTAGTTTTCTTTCTGTAACAGATACAGTTACTGACTCAAGGTCAAAAGAAACCTCACCTATTTGGTCTTCAAATTCAAGGTTAGCATATCTTCTATACCATGCGATGAATGATGAACCTGACGCCGCCGCTGTAATAGTAGTACCTGTGTAACCATCTAAAGATGATGCATCACAGTCAGCACATACAGGACAAGATAAGTCTACTTCTAAATAAATACAACCGTTTTGGTCACAGATATCATTATAGTTACCACCGTTACCAGTGTTAGTTCCTGTTGCATTACCTGAGTTACGGAATACAGTTGCTGTATTTGTAGAAGTTGGTTGTACAATTCCTTTACCGTAGATTTGAGTAACTACTCTAAACAATAATGGAGTGTAAACAGTTGATCCGTTGTACGATGTTGTAAGTACATTACAAGGAGTTGTAGAAGCTGTAATATTTGATGTACCATAGATTCTCAAATCAGATAAGAAAGATTCTGTATCCATTTCGTTTCCGTCAGGACCAATTAATTTTCCTGTACCTGCGTTTGCAAATCCACATAACTTCATAAGTACTTTTCTGTAGTTATTAGCAGGAATCTCAAGACCATCTGTAGGTGTTCCTTGTGCAATACTTGCATCTACAAGTTCTGAACCAGCCCAAGCTTGGATGGTGGTGTTAGCTGTTACAGCAGTCCACTTACCTTTTGAATAGTCAAATAATCCTGGAGGATCTAAACTAGCTTCGTTTCCTTCGTAGAATAAATCGTACAAATCTTTTTTATACGGATAGTTAGGTTGTTCAGCTCCTGGATAACCTTGGTTAGGATTTCCATTTGGGTTGTTAGGTGATCCTACAGGCGCGTAGTGTTCTCCACCTGCATCTTGAACATCAGTTTGAGGGTATCCATTAGCCAATAATGAATCTGCGTTTGAATATCCTTGGATTCTTGGTACAAAGTAGAACAATTTACCGATAGGTAAGTTCATAGCTTGTACTGATACGATGTCATTTGCTAACAATTTAGAGAATACTCTTCGTACAATCGGGAAAACAACTGTTTCAAACGCTCCGTTAGAAGTTCCGTCTGAAGTTGCTTCGTTGATTAAGAAAGATGCTTGGTTCTCATATAATTGAGCGACATTTTCTTTAAGGTGACCTCTTAGACCATCTAAAAAGCCTAATTTGTCCCATTTGTTAATTGTGTCTTCTTTGATAACTTTTAGGTGTTTTAACCCAATGTTACCAACAAGACCTGATTCTAATAATGCTCCCATTTTTTTTTGGTTTTTATTATTTTAGTTTATGTTTATTTTATTTTACCCATTAAATCCTTCATTCTTAAGAATTGCGGATTCTCATAAGTTTTTGATTCAATCAAGTTAACCGCCGATCCTGATTCAACAGTTTTATTAACAGTTCTCTCAATTGATTCGTTTATTTTTTGTTCTGATGATGAACTACCTGTATTCAATTCAGATTTGATAGTTCTGTACAGATTTTTTGATTCCTTTAAAGACTCAACATTATCGAATCTTCTAAGAATGTTTATTTTTTCTTGTTTAGTTGTAGAATGCTCAGTGAACAATCTAGTCGCATATGCCAAATTGGAGTTGAAAATTGCAACTTCGTTCAGTTTGGTTCTGAAAACATCAAGAGCTTTTTTGTATTCTTCATTTTTTTCTCTCAACATCTCAACTTGTTCATTAACTCTAGTATTAGGTCTTTGTCTAATTTCTTTTCTGTTAATGTTTTGATCTGAACCTTTTCTATTACCAACTTTGTTAGCTCTAGTATAACTGTTAGTACGAACCGCCTCTTTTGTTTCCATTTTTTTGGCTTTCATCTTAGCGTGTAGATCTTCCTCTTTATATTCAAACTTGGCTTTTCCTGTACCCATTGCTTTAGTACCTTTACCGAACGCTTCTTTTTTCTTAGTGTCAAATCCGCGATCCATGTTAGGTCTTTTATCGTAACTAAATTTAGGTCCCTTTCCAATTCCAACACCTTTAGGTTTCATAGATTTTTTTACAGCTTCCATAACGGCATCCAAATCATAATCTGAATCGTCGTCCTCATCCATAGGGAAATTACTCATCATGTCATCGTCATCTTCTTCCATATAAAGATCACCCATGTCATCGTTATCTTGATCATCCATTGCGATTTCATAAACAACTTCATCTTCATTATCATCCATGTACATGTCTTCGTTTAAGTCATCCTCAACATTATCCATATACATATCTTCATACAAGTCGTCGTTATCATCAACTTCAATTTCATACATCAAATCTGAATCATAAGCCATATTTTCACCGAATTCATCAGTGTACTCTTCAGCGTCAATATCATAACCTTCGATGTCTGATTCTCCTAATTGGATCATATACTCATCTTCACCATCAGTTAAGTGGATATTCTCACCGTCTTTTTTGACAATAATACCATCCTCGTCACCCATAGCTTTGAAAACTTTCAAAACCTCTGCATCTGATGCTCCAGTCATGTCAATAGTTTCATCATCATCCATTGCCATGTCGTCATCATCCATTGCCATGTCGTCATCATCCATTGCCATGTCGTCATCATCCATTGCCATGTCGTCATCATCCATTGCCATGTCGTCATCGTCCATTGACATTTCATCATCGTCCATTGCCATGTCATCGTCATCAGGTGTTGGTTCTTCAATCTCATCTTCATCTTGTTCTCTCAGAGATTCTTTTACCAGTTGTTTGATTTCTTCACTCATAGTAGACTGAAGTATTCCTTTTGCATTCTCTTGAAGAGTCTCCTCCAAATTCTTGATTTGGAAAAGAGCATCTTCTACTACATTTTTGTTGTAACTCATTTTTTTTTAAATAGTTTTCTAATAAATATTCACTTTTTTTAAAAAAATTCGTATAACGGTGTGTTTAGACAAAAAAAAAGGGAAAAAGACTTTTGTCCTCTTCCCTTCATTTTAGAAATTCTTTAATTTTAGTTTTCGATTACCTCATCAATTTTGGATTCAACAATTGCTGTAATTCTCCAATCTTGTGAATAGTTTTCATAAACTTTAGTTACTTTCGCCTCTACATCTGTTGGTGAATAACCTTTAACAAGTTTTTCTTCTCTCATTTTTTTGATCTTACCTGTATTCTCGTCAGGCATATCAGTTGTGATTTTTGCTATAAAATATTTTTCGTCCATAATTTAATTATTTGTTTAAATAATCGGACAATCTATTCATTAAGTCAAGCGATTTGGCACCCGTTTCTCCAACATGTCTTTGAGCTTGTACCTTTTTTTCTTCGTCAAGATTTTCCTCATACTTTAGTCTTTCATCTTTATCCCTAAACAAATATGCTCCTGGTGTGGATGGTGAGGATACCAAGTCAAAACAAATTAATTCAAAATCATCCTGTACTTCATTTTGTTCACCAACTTTTTTAAGTGATCCTACACCACGAGAAGAAATACCTAATGTAACCCCCTGACGAAGATAGTTTGCCGCTAAGTCACCTTTTGTAGACACAATACCCCTTTCATGAAAACCCGGACTTGTAAGTAATTTCAATTTACCTAATAATACAGGACCTTCCCACCATATATCGGTAATTGCATGTGAGACACGATCAAGATCTATAAGTGAAGACTCAGGGTGATTTAATTCAGAAAGAGCCGTTCCCTTTTGAATCATTTTTTTATAGTTCTCAGCTTCTCTTTTTAATATCTTTTCAGGGTAGATTCTTCCGTTTCTATTTGGTGTATTATATTTTTGAAGTACGGCATAAAACTCAAACGGTTTTGAGTGATCTAACATATCACGATTTTCTCTAATCATTGATAGATTTCTTCTTTCATTCGGGTCTATATAACCAGCATCGTACTCAACAAGGATTCCACGACCTGAATCTCTTGGTCCTAATATTTTTAAATCGCTCATCTAATATTTTATTTAATAAATACTAAATAGTTTCAGTTTCTTTCTTTATAGGTTTTTGATTTCCGTTTTTTGTCAAATAAAATTTGAAGTATTTGTTTTTACTCAAAACATCTCCATATACTGATTTTACTAAATTTTTGATTTGTTTTTTTAAGAATGGGGATTTGAAATCCATTGGTTCTATCAAAAATAAATTTATTTCTAAATTCATGAATGATTTTTTCTTAACTTGTAACCCGCTAGTCCTGAGGTCTAAATCGACAATAAATTTTGTGTCGAAAGTTTGTTTGTTTATGTTTTCTAAAACTGAGTGTTTAACACTTCTTGTCATGTTCAAAACGACTCTGTTCCAATTTTCAATTTCTTCTTTTGGTTCTACCCAAGTTTGGATATTTAAAAAAATTGATTTTAAATTTGTGGCATCTATTGTACCAAATTGGGATTTAAAGGATCGATATCCATTTAATTTGACCGTTTTTCCTTTTTTCATAAAAATTTTTCATGTCTCA